CTCTCTACTTCTGCTTCGTAAATTTCAGGCAGATATTGTTGAGCGAAAGAATCAGAATCACCAGGATTTGCTCCTCCATTAAAGGATAAGAAATTAGTTGATAAAGCTTCCTGTACTTGACTCGGTACTATCGAGCCAAACTGTGGGGATAAAGCCATTTTTTTTAAATTTTAATTGTTAAATGTTCGTTTTTTGATTTTCAATTTTGATGAATCTGCTCCACTAACAGCTTTAACCTTGAAACCACCTACATAAACGTCCCCACCTGCAACTTGCCTTGGTGCGTCCATACTTGGGTTTTTAGATTTCTGTACAATGGTTTTAACACCATCTGCTTTACCTTGCTCATAAAAATGAGAGGCGAGTTTATCAGTATTCATCGCAGCATATAAAGCTTTGTGATAACCTGCTGTGTCACTAATCTTTCCATCTTTGTCTAAAAATTTTTCTACAAAATTAGAAATATTAGATTGAGTTTCAGCTATCTTACTCGGATCTTGAACTTTATACCTAAACTTTTTATCTCCCACATTATAATCAAAACCTTTGAAATCAGTGTTAAATAATTTATCAGTACGATTTTTAAAATCCTCTTGAGTTTGCTTTATAGTTTCTTGCTGTTTATTGTAACGATTAAAAAAGTCCATTGCTTTTTGCTGATCTTGAGTAACACCAGGTCTTTGCTTTATTTCAGCATAGTACTGGGTTTTTCTTTTCTCTAAATCTTGCTTAGCTCCAGCAACCGCTTCTTTATAAGCTAACTTTTTTCTTCGTATGTCTTTTTGCTCATCTAATTCTTCATCATATTTATAATCTTCCATTATAAGACTAATATCTTCAGAGTCTAAATGAGGTTTTGTTTTTCTTAAATATTCTTTTAAAAGTTGATCGTTGTTTAATTTAGAATAATCTTTATTTAATTCTACATAATCTTCAACTGTACCACCAGTTTCTTCCATAAACTTTACTAGTTTATCTACATTTTCTGGTAATTTAGATTGTTCTACAACTTTTTCTTTTACAATTTCTTTTTTTGGTTCTTCTTTTGATTCAACTATTTCTTCTATTATTTGGATCGGAGATTCTTCTTTAGCATCTGTATTGTCGACCCGTACTTCTTCGTCCACTTTTTTGCTATTTCCGGATGTTTCAACCACAGGTACTTCTTCTGTTTTTCGCTCTTGAACGGCATCTTTTTCTGGTTTTTTTGTTAAATCAACTTTTATTGGTTCTTGTATTTTAATATTAGGATCTTTAGATAAGTCTACTTTTGCTACTTCAACTTTTTTACCTAATTGTTTTGGTTTTTGAGATTTTACTTTATTTTTTAAAGTAAATTCACCTTCTTGTTTGACCTCTACGGCCGCTTTTTTTTGTGACATAATATAATATAATTAAAAATTAATACTAAATAACTGGTGCTTGTCCTGCTTGATTTTCAAAATCTATTGGTAATAAATCATTTTTTCTTTGATCTATCATTTGACTTTGCTGTGTGCCAGCTATCCTTGTTCTTTTATCTTTACGATCTTCTATTTCTTGTTCTTTCATTGTTTCACGCTGAGTTTTCATTTGCTCTAATTGCAATTGATAATTAAACTCTTCAGCCATTAATTGACGTTTAATCTCAGCTTCTGTTTGCATACGTTGTATTTCAAATTGAGACTTTGCTTGTTCAAAGTTTACTTTCTCCGAAGTTAAAGCTTGTTGTTTTTGAACCTCTGCTTCTGCTGCTTTTTCCGCTGCAGCTGCATTAGCCTGAGCCTGTTGTTGAGCCATTTCAGATTGCATCTGTCTTTCTCTTTGTAATTTACGTCTTCGCTTTTGCTTTAACATTTGATTAGCTAGTTTTAAATTACGTATTTGACGTAACTCAATAGCGTCTTCTAAATCTATACCACCACTAGATAAAGCAACTTGTATGTTTTGTTCTAATTTAGCTTTTTCTTCTTCATCTGGTTCTAAATCTAAAAATATACCAAAGTCATGTAGATTTAATTTATCTATTTGTCTTAATGTAGAAGTGTTAAATATGTTTAAACTATCTCTTAATGCATTAGCCGTTAAAGGATAATCTAACATATCTTTTATTTTTTTAGAAATATTTTCACACATTCTTAATGTTAAAAATAAACTAGCATTGTTTATATGTTTAGTAGCTATATTAGATGCTTGAGCTGCAAGTTTTTGTAATCCAACTAGTGTATTACTATCTTGTATACTTCCATCTCTTGCTTCGTTTAATCCCGTCACATCTCTTATCATTTGTAAATAATAATTATATGTAGATATTAAACTTTGTATTTTCGCCTGACCAGATCCGCTACTTAATTCTTGTACTGGAACTTTACCTCTATTTAATTCACCATCTTGAGTAAGTGATCTACCTACAACAGAACCAGTTTGAAAATACATATTCAAAGCTTCCTGTGGATTATAATTAGTACCATTTCCAAGATCAACCTCTGCTAAACCATCCATATCTAGAAATACACCATCTGGAACCATTCTAGCAATTACTTGTTGAAGTTTTAAATGAGTTATTTGAATCATATCCGCAAACCCAGTTATTCTGCTAACTGTAGAATCAATACGTCCTTTGTACATTCTTGGAGCACAAATCGCGTAATTCATTTCTACTTTAGTTGTATCCGCAAAAGGTCTTGTCATGTTTTTACACATCTCCCATTTTAACAACATATCAGTTCCTAAAACCTTAACACCTTTGTATAAAACCTCTATAGTTCTACCAACTCTTTCAAAGTTTTCATTTTCAGGTGGATTAAATGTATCTGGTTTTTCAATAGCTTTAACTAACCCTTGTTCTGTTTGTTTTATCTTAAAAACCTGATCCATATATGTTTTATATTCAAAATATAAAACTGGTATAGTATTTTGATCATTTGGTCCATTACCATATCCATACATGTATGTTCTATTACCTTGGTACTCTTGGATTTTTTTTAATTCACTATCTGATAAGTTTGGAAACTGTTTAGCAATTTCAGGTAAAGTAACCATTTTATATTCACCAACATAATATATATCTTCAAAATTTGGATCTTCTGTATAAGAATATACTAAATTAGCAGGATCAACATAATCAATAGTTATACCATTTGAAGTATTAAAATTTGTTTTTACAGCTCCTATACCACAAGTAACTAGATCATAGTTTATTCTTCTTCTAATTAAATCCCATCTATTTACATCTAATACTTGATTGATAGCTTCTTCTTCTGCTATTTCTATACCCTGCTTATAAGATAATTGCATGTGTAATTCTAATTCTTCTGCATTTTCAGGCATTTTATCTTCTGGTACATCTGTATTAAATAGATTAGAACCTAGAGTACTAGTTATTCTTTTCATTACATCTCTAGCAAACATATCTTGCGCTAGCATTTCTGCATAGTTAGTTCTTTTTTCTACTGATGCAGGATCTTGAGCAAAAGCATTAACATCATAATCTTTATTAGATATACCATTTGTTAATATATCTACAAATTTAGAAATAATAGGAACTGGTTTCCAATCTAAATTTAAATAAGATAAATCACCATTAATAGATAATTCATCTTTATATTTTTGAGTAGGTTGTTCACCTCTTGCATACAACCTTAATCTATTGTAGTTATTCCAAGTAGTTAAATACCTATTACCATTAGTTCTTCCCTGAGAAAACCACTCTTGCTCTATAGCTTGAGCCACCTGCTCGCCATATTCAAAGCTTGCTTTTTCCGCGTCGCTAACCACTTGGCTAGGGAAAATACTACTACCGTTAGTGTATATACTCTTCATTTATTTTATTATTTTTGATAAAGAACCTCTATTATCATATTTTTTAATTCCTAAATTGTAACTCTGTCTAACTATTTTTGGAATAGGTCTATATTTATTTTTATTACAAGCCATTAAAGCAAGTCCTGAACTAATAGAAGCATCATGAGTGGTTCTATTATTTATATCAAATCTACTCCAATCATTTAATGTGCGTTGAAAATAAGTATCACCATGTGTGTTATCTGATCTTAACCCTACATAGTTTTCAATATAACTTTCTATCGCAGAAGCATGAGCCTGTTTAATATCTTCACTTGAATTAGGTATTCCACCTATTTCTCTTTCGGTTACTGATAATTTATTATATATTTTATCAGGTCTATTCATTGCAAAACCTCTGTAACCTCTACGTTTAAAATGATATAATAATCTTGGTTTATTGTTTTCAGCAAGTAATGGCATTCCATAAAATATACACGCCATAAGAACATCTTCAAAAAAGATCTCTGCTGTTTGTGGTCTTGCTATATATTCTAAAAAGAAGTGATTAGGTGGAACATCTTCCATGCTAAATTTAGTTAAACCATGAAGAGATCCTTTAGAACCTCTTTTATCTACAGTACCAGATATATCATAAGGGTCACATCCAAATGCTCCAAGTGTTTCATTTCCAGGATATTTAACACCTAGTTTATTTATTACATTATTTTGTAATCTTTTAGGCGGAACCCATGAAATAAAAAATCTTCCATTTTTATTTGGATTAAAAACTACTTCAGTATCTTTTATTCCTCCTATCCATTGAAAACTTCCTTGTGTTATAATTGCTGAGTTTTTAACATCTTCATTCCAATCTATTTGCTCATAGATTTTTGTTAAATTAAACAATGATGATTTTGCTTCATCTCTAAAAGCATGTTCAGTTGTTCTTGGAAATTGTCTATAAAATTCATTTAAAGCATCTTGATCTTGTTTTAAACCATCAACTTCATTTTGCCAATAATCAACTACGCCTAATGTTATAGGAACTCCTTGTGGTCCTTTAATTAAATCTTTCGGTGTTTCAAATACAGGTATTCCATAAGAATCAATGTATCCTTCGTAGTTCCACTCCATAGGTATGAACAAACTATATAATCCCGAACGAGTCTGTCCGTTGCGGTTTCTTTGTGTGACGTCTGAATCATTATATAA